TACAGTATTAAGAACATGATAGTATCTTGAATAATGTTCTTTGAAATAAGGCGGGTCTGCATATACAAGAACACTCTCATTTAAATTGATGGATTCTAAGCAATCATAAAAATCCATATTGTAACATTTAGATTCGGCTTTTGCATTATCTGTAATTCCAGTTGTTCTATATGAATCAATAACTCTAATTAGTTCACTAAATATATCACGATTCCGTTTTTGTACTAAATTCTTACATGTAGCAGCACTCTTCACTTTTAAAAACTGTGCAAAATGTGTAGTTGTAGAAGCTACAGAGCTCATAGCTGACATCAAAGCGGTTAAGAGAAATCCGCTTTGCCTTTGATCAGTTAATTCCATAATCGCCGCTCTAATTGCATCAATTTGGCAGCACTGATTTATGCCAAAGTAGGCGTTTGCATAATAAGTTAAGAAAAGACAGGGAAAAGGGACTGACTGTACTGTTTGTCCTGGAACCACCATATCAACTAATTTTTTCAGTCCAGAATAATATTTTTTGTCCGTTTCACTGTTAAAAACTGACGGCGTAGCTTCTACAAATTCCGCATAGTCAGCATATTTATCATAATTACCTTCCAAAAACGTGCGTTCTAACAATAATACATCTTTTAATAAATCAGAAGATTTTTCATAATAATAGGAAACCCTGCTCAAGAATATCTGCTGTTGTTCCAATGAAAACATGCATCCGTTTAGTATGGTGCTATTTATAATATGTGAATACGGCTCCAAATCATTACTAATGATGTGCTTATATTTTTTTAACGCAAAACCAACAGAACCAGTTCCTGCAAATAAATCAACAACTGTCTCCACTTCTGTATCACTGATAATCGGTTTGCAAATACTATCAAGCAAACGGCTTTTGCTCCCCATATACTGTAAAGTTTGTATTTGATTAAATTCTAACATTATTATTCTCCATCAACTGCATATCTTCGTTCTTGACAATTTCGACAATATCACCAAAATCACAATCTAAAAAAAGGCATATTTTTTCCAGACTCTCCATCGATACACTTTCGTCTTTGCTCAATCGCGAGAGGACGTTGCCACTTATTCCAGAGCCTCTTTGCAATTCTATCTTTTTTAATTTTTTATCTATTAACAACTTCCATAATTTATTATAACTAATAGCCATGGCCTACCTCCCTTACCTCGGATATGGACTATACTTATTTATTTTCGGTTTATTATATCACGTTATCGTGTGTAAATCTACCGTTTTTGTCATTGAATGTCGAGTTGTCCAATTATCGGTCCAATTAAAAAATGTATCGCGCTTTACTTCATCATTCTCTTTACTTAAACAGTATTATTGCTACATTCAATCTCCGTCCCATCCAAAAATACAATTAGCAACTTTCCATTCTCAAACAACTTAATATAATCCAATACTCTCAACATAAAATCTGTCTCCGTTTTCACATCCACCACAGTAGCATTCACCAACCCCCGAAAGTCCTTCGCCCGATACACCTCCAACAAATCCTCACACTTCTCCTGCTCCTCCCACTTCCGCAAAAAATACTCCTTATTCTCAAGAATCCCATTCCAGGCCATAGCAAACGCCTTTTCCAGCGTACTCTCTTCCACATGCCGGTTAGCACAGCCCATAACCCCTTTCACCTTATACCGCTCGCTACATTGCCAGATTTTCCTCGTTTCCCCCGTGCTGCTTCGCCACCCCTTCCGGGTAAATACCTTATTACACTCCCCACAGACAATCTTAGATGCAAATGGATTCTTCTCCGTATTATTGGAATATGATTTCGTACCATGCTCCTCCAGATACCGTTTTCGCCGCTCAATCTCCAACTGTACGCATTCCCAAATCCACGGTTCAATAATTGCTTCGTGGTCATCTTCAATATAAAACTTCTGTATTTCGCCCTGATTCAACACCCGTTTCTTAGTCAGAAAATCCACAGTATAGCTCTTTTGTAGAACCGCATCGCCTTTATACTTCTCATTTTCCAGCATACTCTGCAAAGTGGTCACTTGCCATTTTGTACTGCCATTCCAGTTAATAATACCTTCCCGCTCAAATATCCGCTTAATATAGTCAACTGTTTTCCCACTGAGAAATTCATAATAAAGCCGCTTTACAATAACTGCCTGTTTCCGATTAATCACCAGCCTCCCATCATCGTCAGTATCATAGCCCAGGAACCGTTTAGTACTCATCTTATGCTGTCCCTTTTCAAATCGCCTGCGGATCCCCCAGGTCGAATTTTCAGAAATCGACCGGCTCTCATCCTGTGCCAAAGAAGAAAGGATAGTCAGCAGAACTTCACCCTTTGCATCCAAGGTATTGATATTCTCTTTTTCAAAGATAATACCAATCCCCAGTTCTTTCAGCTCCCTTACATAATTCAAACAGTCCAGCGTGTTTCTTGCAAACCTGGAAATTGACTTGGTAATAATCATATCTATCTTTCCACCCCGGCAATCCGCAATCATTCGTTTAAACTCATCCCGCTTTTTGGTATTTGTTCCCGAAATCCCTTCATCTGCATATATCCCAGCAAACTGATACAACGGATTGTTGCTGATATATCCCGTATAATAATTCAACTGGTTCTCATAACTTAATAACTGTTCTTCTTGGTCTGTTGATACCCTACAGTATGCTGCCATCCGTAGTTTCCGCATACTCTGGCTCTCTCCTGTATCCGTTGTCATATTCTGTCTTGCGGGTATAACGGTAATATTTCTTGCCATTCCTTTCCATCTCCTCAACTACTGTAGGTTCCGTAATATTCTGTTTCTGCACTTCTGTATCATCTATCCGAATCCCTTTACAGGCTTGTTTCCCTTCTTCTATATAAGTGCTGCACAGCCACTGGATTTTCTTTTTATGCACCTGCCTGCGCCGAAGATTCCTGCCGCAATAAGGACAGACCAGCATTCCACTTAACGGATAACGCTTCTGGTATTTATCTGTCCCATCGGAAGCAATATTACGTTCCATTTTTCTGCGCTCCCGCTCTGCCTGAACCTTATTCCATTTATCCGCACTTATGATAGCCGGATGGTTATCCGTGATATAATAGCTCTGCACATCACCCCGGTTTAATCTTGTTTGGTTCCGCCTATCTTCCGGCGTAAAATATTTCTGTAGATGATAATCCCCTTTATATTTCTCATTAACCAATACTCCGTTAACGGTGCTTTCATTCCATTCCCCTCCGGTAACCGTCTTGACTCCGAGATAATTCATGAGGCTTTTTAGCTTAGAATTACCTAACCCAAACAAAGTCATGTCGTACAAAAAATCTACAATCAAGGCTTCCCTATGGTTAATCGTAAGGCAGCCATATCCGTCCTTGTCATAACCCAGGAACCGCCCTGTGTTAATCATGATTTCTCCTCGTTCAAATTTCTTCCGGATCGTCCATTTGTTATTCTCGCTCATGCTCCGGCTCTCTTCCTGTGCAAAAGAAGAGAGGACAGCAAGCATCATCTCACCGTCCCCGGACAGGGTGTTAATATTCTGTTCTTCAAAAAAAATACCGACTCCCAACTCCTTCAGCTCTCTTGCAACTTTCAGGACGGTAACGGTATTTCTCGCAAATCTCGATATAGACTTTGTAATGATTAAATCAATTGCTCCTGCCCTGGCTTTCCTTAACATTTCCTGAAACCCCGGACGGTTTTCACAATAGCCGGATATACCCTGGTCTGAATAAACACCGGCAAACTCATACTCCGGGTTAGAACAGATCAGCCGCTCATAGGTTTCCGTCTGGTTTTCAAGCGAGTCTTCCTGTTTTTTGCTGTCCGTGGAAACCCTGGTATAAGCACACACCCGCTTTTTCTCTTGTTTGGTTTCTAATATCGGCTCTAATATCTTTATTCTCACAGCCAATCACTTCCTTCAAAATATTCCTGCACAAACTGTTTTACCCGTTGATAGATAAGCTGTGCATCTTCCGGCTGGCGGACTGTGATAACTTCCACCTGGCGATCTTTACATATATCCATAAATTCCATCTGTTGTTTAAAGTCCCGTGCCAGCTTAGATGCGGTAATCGTTACAACTGCATCCCAATATTCTGCTTTGATTTCTGCCTTCAGGCGGTTGAATTCCTTTCTGGCCGGGTTCGTACCGGAAGCCACCTCAAAAAACATCTGCATTTCCCAATTTCCTTTTCCAAACCTTCTGTTCAAAGCCTGCTCCACTTCTGGAAGTAATTGTGTGTAATCCCGATCCCTGCGGTTCATCCGGCAGTAAAAAGCCACTCTGTTAATCTTTCCTGCAACTACCATAATCTTCAGAACTCCTTTCATTTTTTTGGTAGTCTATTAATCACTCTAAAGCCCTTTAAAGTCAAGCAGTTCAGCGGTTTCCACCGCCTTTATTTTCTTTTCCGGATGGCTTACTGGCAGCTAAACACGAGTGGCATAATCTAATGAAATCCAGCCATCCCGGTTCTTCTGATATGACTTTAAAAGTCCCCACTTCGTAGCTCCCTGCCCATCGGATTCCTCCACAATTGTAAATACACCACACCCGGTAAACTTCTGCTGTTTATCATAGTTAGTTCCAGGACCTTTGCGGATATGCAAATCCGGGATAGATACCTTCACCATATAATTAACAGAGGGCAGACTTTCCATAAATTGCACATATTCTTTTCCTGTGGTAATAAAAAGCCCTGATTTCAACTTATACCACTGCTTATCCGCACTGATACCCACCACCGTATAAATCCCGTCATATACCACCTGCTTCACGTTATCTCCCATACAAGGAGCAGTCCGCACATTCAGCCCGTCTTTTCCTTTATAAAACACCTTCACATACCCAGACAGTGGATGGATTAACTGGTCCGAATCTCCGGCACTATCACTGCTGCCTGTTTCACCGATGATATTCTTCAAGATGTTCAAAATCTTGCTTCCATACTCCGCTCCGGCTGCCCAACCTTTCCCTTGTGGATTCTCCTGGATTCCAAGCCATTCCACATAAGACGCACAGCTTCTTGTCACATATTTGAAACGTGGATCAATATTCTCATTTACCAAGGCATCTGTACAGGCATATGCTTTCAGATGCTGAATCTGGCAGCGGATACCTAACTGTGGTGTAGCGAAAAATAGTCCTTTCATTCCATTCTGCACCACTCCCATCCCTGCAAAATTGTTCTGTTCTAAGGTCACTGCTGACTGGGAAAATCCAAAATTCCCGGTTTCCAGGCAGCTCTGTGCAAAGGCAATATCCCCCCGCACACCTTCTGCTTCTCCCTCAAATAAATAAAGCGGAAGCATATCCAATACGGACTGTGCCACCGCCGGGTTCTTTGCCTTAATATATTTTTTCATCTGTTCTATGGTTGCCACAGCGTTTCCCATAATCTTGGTATAACCTGTGGTATCTTCTTTTACATTTTCACCGGACTGAATCCTTTTCTTGAATTCCTCCCACAACCCTTTCGCACGGATTTGTGATGGACAATTTTTAGCACATACATCATAATGCTGCAGCACCCTGTCAGCCGGAATACCTGTTTCAGCCATCAATTGCCTAACAAGTTTCACAGTATTCTCAAAAGCACGGTCGAAATCATACCCAGCCTGTACACACATCTCCACACCGATGGAATTCTTATTGTTCACCGTTCCAAACAGCTTTCCTCCATAATTCACTCCCACATGCCAGCACCCTCTATCATGTGGAGCCGCCTGGTATGCCGTTTCTTCATCATCCGTATAATAATGGACGGAAGTGCTTAAATTCCCATTGAATTGTGCTTTTGCATGAGCCAGTGCATCTGCTCCGGAGCGGAAATTATCTGTATTATGAACTACAATATACTGTGGAACATTTCCGCTGTAAGTGTTATTGGATGATACATAATTTTCATTTACCTTCACTATTTTCTTCCTCCTTCAACTGTTCTAAAACATCCTTCAGCTTCTTTGGAACAGGCAGCCCTATCTGTGCAGCATTCTCTAAAATGCTGATTCCTTCATTGGACAGGTAAAAGAAAATAACTGTTGTCCGCAGGACACTCCCATTCTGAATCACATAGTTATCAATACTATGCGCTACTGCAACCAAGGCAAAAATCACAATCTTCCTAAAAATTCCCCTGAAACCAATCTGGCTGGAAAGCTCCTTATTCAAAATCCCCACCATTACTCCGGTTACGTAATCCACTGCCACAAAAATAACCAGGGCATATAAAAAGCCATCCCATCCTCCTAGAACAGCCCCTAAAGCCCCGCCCATTGCAGCAAAAATATACTGCATCATGTTTGTAAAATCTTTCATTTTCATTTCCTCGCTTTCTCTTATTTGATCACGAAAAAAGCAGCTATCCGAAGACAACTGCCGGTTTATGCTTCCTCTATCAGTGTGTAAGTTATTTTCATCGTCTTATCTGTGGTTTTTACCACCGCTGAAGATAAATTATTGATAGTTGCCAGATACGGTGTCAAGAGATACATGGTACGGTACTCATTCCCATAGCTTCCTCCCCAGCCAAGCAGGAAATTCTTATATTGGAATAATGGTGTTGCCGCATCATTCAACCGTACATTTCCTACTGTCTTGATAACCATATCATCAATAGTAATTTGAAAATCATATCCGATAATCAAATCCCCAATCAGTATCATATAAACCTCACAACTACCAGAATCACAAAGCGGTTTCCACTTTGAAGTAAAGCCAAGGGAAAGCAGCGTCACATCAGAGGAATTAGCCGTGTTGATTTTATAGACTCCCTGCTTGTTATATGCCATTACATATAAATAACCATTTCTGAGACAGCTTTTTAAAAATCTCTCAGGAAATGTACCGGCCTCATCCCGATTCCCTACATCCACCAGTTTTGTATTCGAAAGGCTCCAACTTCCTTCTGTAAAGGAATAATCATCCTTGGAAATTTTAATCCAAAGCATCGTTGCACTGCCGGAGGAATTTCCTTCATTTGAAAAACCATACCAGTATCCGTCACCGCCATCCATAAACTCTCCATATAGTTTATAGCTTCCCAGGAATCGAAAAGTAGTGGGGTGAAGAACCGTATCCTCCATAACAGAAAAGGTAGAGTTATCGATATTCTCATTCAATCCTAATTTAAAAATCGGAAGATGTACTTTACGAATCCGAACCCCTGTATCCTGATAAGTGAGAGAGTAAAACAGGTCATGTTCAAAATCCACCTCAACCGCCATGAATAAAATTAACTGATCACTATTAGCCAGGTTACCAATATTAATACTTTTTAACTGTAAAAAAGCACTGCTGTCACCCACGGTACTGCCATAGGCATTCTTACCTCCTTGCGCACTGGTCAGTGCCACAGCGGCAATTGTCCCATTCCCCTGGGTTGCCGTGAATTCCCAAACAAACTTGTACCCATTTTCTAAAGCCTTGCTTTCATTCAGATTCATACTTCCCCTTGCCAGATTCGCTGTAGCATTCACATCATTAGATGCATAAGCCACCGGAAGATTTCCCGAAAGACTGTAAATATTATCAGTCCGTTCTTCTAAGGCATTGGAAAATAGAAGAATCCCTCCAATCATATTCGGGCAGATAGGAAGCAGGTTTCCATTCCAGTTAATCTCATCATAACTGGAACTAACCTTATAAAAAGTTCCCAGCGGATTTTGTCCAAGAATATAGTTCACTGCCTCTGTGACCATATTTTCCTCTGTAACTGTAATCACTTCACCAAAGTTCACGTCTTTCAGTTCAATTGTCATATTCCCTTTCAGCTTCATGAATGCTCCTCCTCACTTAAATCTACTACTTCCCCAAATCCACCGATGGATACTTTTCCCATTGAATCTTCTAACTGCCGCTTCATCTCTTCAATCATCCGGTATGACAGTTCTCCGGCAATTTCATTCATTGTTAGAGAATTCAGAAAAGCAAAACGTCCTATTTTCTCTTCCAATATGATTTTTCCGTCCCAGGCTGCTACCGCTGCCATGGCCTGCCCACTGACAGACGCAAGGCAGCCTCCTGTTTCTACACCTCCTGTACCGCCTTCCATCCGCAGATATACATTAAAAGTGTTCGTAATATTGGGCACCAGTTCCTTAATCGGATAATACAGGGAAAGGATATGCTTCCCACTATTCCAGGTTTCCACCGGATGGTGTGTACGTATTTCTTCGTCATTAAACTCATAAGTGACATAAACAACTGCCCTTCCATCCTCCGGCAAAGAAACCGGAAGCTCCACTTCCACATTGATATCCTGTGTAACCGCTTCCCCATCCTCCGGCATCACCGGAACCGGAACAACAATATTTCCCTTCGCACTCCCCACCCTTTCCACCGGATCAGCCCTGAGATCCACAACAACCTGCCCAAAGAACTGGGCATGGTTTTCTTCACTGGATGCAAATTCAATGCTGATGATCCGGGCATCCACATCTGAAATGCTGTACGCAGATGCATTGGTAAATGTATGGATTCCTATTTTTCCGGCTTCCACCTGGTTCAACAGACCGGAGATATTTTTATCATTTTTGGATTTTGCCTGTGCTAGTCTCGGATTTTTCCCCACGCATTTCAAAGAATGCTTCCCATTGATTTTCACCTGATACCCCGTCACACAAGTGAGCTGTGACGAATCTGCATGGCTGCCGGAAAACACAAGCACATCCCCTAAATCCAATGCCGGATTACCAATCGTATCTGAATCAAAAGGAACATAACGGATAACCGACAAGCCGCTTAGAATATTAGCCAGTAATGACTTTCTGGTTTCTTCCAAGCCAAACTGTAGCAACGGGTTTATCCCCAAATTCATTGTCAGCCCATTATCTGTTTCCAAAGCATAATACTCTGCTGTTTGTGTACGAATATTTGTAGAACTGATAGCAGTATACCTTGTAATAAAATCCGAAAAACTACTGGAAAAGCGGTGTTTATCGGAAACTGTAATCACAGGCTGATTTCCATATTTCCGAAATTCCAGTTTCCCTGCCCTGTTAATACAGAAAAAACCACAAAGTACCTGCCCCACATAAAACAATACATCCCGATATGTCTCAATATCATTTTCAGTGTAAACGGAAAGGACTTCTGAACCATTCAGCATAGCTTCTATCTCTTCCTGAGTATGTGCCAGTTCCACATCACAGGCTTTACAGCACAAACTTAAGAAAGCATAGGCATTTCCCACTGTTTCAAATCCGTTAAAGTTCTTTTCAAACCGAAGCATATAGTCATATGCCTTGATTTCCAGGCAGCGGATAGTACGGTTGGCTTCACTGATTTCAAAAATTCCCATAGGAACTACTTCTTCCTCCCCGTCTGCCAGTACCAGATGATAGCGCAATTCTATTTTCCCATCTTCCAGTGTGTAACGGTCAATATCTGATAGCAGCGTAATCCCCAGTTCTGCTGCGTACACAGTGCCGATTTCAATCTCCGTATTTCCACAGCATTGGCTGGTAATATAACCAGAACCTTTTACGATATCCTCATTGCCAAATTCATAAATAATACCTTTTGAGGTCAAAATTTTCCCTGTCCAGTAAAAACTCCGGGTGTTATCCTGCACCGCATGCAGGAACTCATCACTGACCGGATACATGAAAACACCCCTTTCCTAAAATTCCTTTAGTGTGAAAGATACCGTCCACAAACCTTTGTACGAAGTATCTTTCACCAGACTTGCTTTATATCCTTCCATATACATCTGTGTCTGCTTCACTTCCAAAGTCTCCGTATCAAAATAATCCACTGTAATCTTTAATTTTCTACGGAACTCTGCCAAGGCTTTCAACCATTGGGGGCTGACCGAAAACGAAACAGGAATGGAAACCACACCACTCCGCACTACATCCCTCTGTATGGTTCCGGCCTCTGTTTCCCCACCGGAATCTGCTTCTATATCATCCAGCTCCACATCATAAGAATCCGGCATGGGAACCGGCACACCATCAAATTTCAGATATTGGATGAATGCCATGATTACCGACCTCCTGACCTTAAATTCTGCCTGTTCTGTGCGTTCACCACTACTTCATCCAGCAAAGTGCCGCCAAGATATACCGGGATACAGATGCTTCCACCATTGCCCGTACCAATCCCACTGACTGCATCCTGAATTCCATTAAGCAGATGGCTGATAGAATTTATGGACTCCGTCTGCCGTGTTGCCATTACATCCGCTGCTTTTACCTGCAGATTTACTACCATATCCGATGCCACACCTTTGACTGCCTTTTCCACCATGCCCTTGCTCTGTTCAATTCCTTTCGCAAGCCCTTCCATAAAATCCGGCATCCAGGATTCATAGTCTGTCAATGGTCCTTCATCCGGTACAGAAAAATGCAGGAAGGAACGGATGGTTTCTGCCACATTACTCACTGCATCCTTAATCTTCCCAATACAGCTTTTAATTCCGTTTACAATTCCCTCAATGATATCCGCTCCCCACTGGAACGCACTGGAAGCAAGCCCCTTAATGAACCCAACGGCATTATTAAATCCGTTTACAATGGTATTGTAGATATTTGTCATTGCTCCCTTTATACCATTAACCACTGCATTGAATGCAGCCGTTACTGCTGTGCGGATAGCATTCAATACTGTAGATACTACCGCCTGGATACCATTCCATACACTGCCAATGACACTTTGGATGGTATTCATTACTGACTGTATAAATGAAGAAATTGCATTCCAGATAGTTGTGATAATTGTCTGAACAGCCGTAACCGCTGTTGTAATTACTGTTTTTATGTTGTTCCATGCTGTCGTGAGAAAAGTCTGAATTCCCATCACCACTGTGGTGATAAAGGTGCTGACGGCATTCCATACCGTAGTAATCACTGTCTTAATTATGGTCATCACCGTAGTAATAATGGTCTTATAAATCTCAAACTGCACAGTAATCAAAGAGGAAATCACCTGCAGCACCGTAGAAACCACTGTTTTGATTCCTTCCCACACAGAAGAAAAGAAAGATGCCAGCCCATTCCAGATTGCCTGTCCGGCTGACACAATCCCCTCCCAAAGCCCGGTCAGGAACTCACTAATAGCATTCCAGACCGTAACTGCCGCTGTCTTAATGGCTTCCCAAATGGCAGTTACTGCGTCCCGGAACCATTCGCACTTATTCCAGAGAAGTATAATAATGGCGATGACTGCCCCAATTGCAATTGGCACAATCCCAATCGCCGCCACTACTGCACCAATAGCCGGAATCACCGTCCCGGTAATAAAGGTAATGATACCTGTGATTGCCGGAACCAAAGTACCGGATAAGAATGCTGCCACTCCCGATACAGCCGTTGCAATCTGCGGTATCACTGTCATCAGGGTTCCGATGTAACCGACAATCTTCCCCACAAAAATCAATACTGGCCCGATTGCTGCCGCAACCAGTGCTATAGTAATAATAATCTTTTTTGTTCCTTCATCCAAGGAATTCAACCATGAAAAAAGTCCCTTTAGCAGTTCCATTGCCGACTGCACATAAGGAAGAAGCAGTTCACCAAAAGTAATACCTACTTCTGTAAGCGTCGCTTTTAATTGTGACAGCTTTGCTGCCGTAGTCTCATACCGCTTATTGGATTCTTCTGTAAGTGCCGTATTTTCTGCCCATGCCTGATTGGCGATTCCTGTCATCTCACCCATCATCTCAGAGGCATTTGACAAACGCTTCATGGTATCGCTGGTCCTGATTCCAGTGATACCTAATTCATCTAAAAGAATATTAAGATTCTCCCCATTCGCACTGGCATCTCCCATTCCGGACACAACCGTCTGCAATGCACCATAGGCATCCCGTTCCCAAGCTGCCTTAAATTCATCCGCACTCATGCCTGCCGTTTTAGCCCAGGTTGCAAGGG